GAATGATGTAAGTCCTGCAAAGAACAATAAGGCAAATCTCCTTTAACAACAAGATTAGTCAGCAAATCCTTAGACTGAATAGGAGCTTTCTCTCCCATTTGAATAACAGCAGAGTCAAAAGACTTCCAAATCAAATTACAAGGTACAGCAAAGAAATCAAAATACTCACGAATACGAGTATATGCAGAAGTTTGAACAGGCCGGGTACGAGTAAAATACTCAACGTTGAACCTGTAAGTAGAATTCGGGATACCAAAATCAAACCATACAGGAAGTAACTCACCAACTTTCGCTGTAAAACAATTTTTAGCAGACAAATCATGCCCAGATTTATGAACATGATTTTGCAAAGACTTTAAACCAGTAAAATGTGCCATAAATTATTAATTAGTTAACAATAATCCTGATAAATCATTAAATTCCTTATGTTTAACCTTATCTATGCACGCCTTCCGATTATCAGCGGTTAACTCATTAAGGAATTCTTGAGATAAAACAGGGTCGTAAGAATAATCACGTTTAACATCTTTAGTAGAATTAAAAATTCCATGAGATACAGTACGATGAAACAAGAACGAGCGCCGCTTATCGTCACAATTCTCAAGAAACTCAAAATAATCATGAAGGCGACGACGAGCATATTCATTCCAATAATTATCGGAAGCCTCCATAAGTTCGTAAATAGCACCGCGACGATATAAATCAACATATGCAAAAAGATTCCAAAATCTAGCAGAACGAATTACCATATTAAACAAACGATAAAACTTACTGTAAATCTGAGCATAAGTAAGACAATGCCAATACTTACGATTAGGAGCGTCAAGACGAACGCTTGCAACTATGAGTTCATCGTCAGAATGAATAAAACCTTTATCCTCTCTATCTAAAAAGAAATCCGTATACGCGTGAGCTAAATCAGAAACAGGAGAATCTTTTTTATTGTAAGTTATGTCCAAATATCCGAGACGAACGAGCCTTTCGGGTGCAAAAAACGCTGCTGAAAATAAGAGAGCACTCCCACGTGGAGATTCGCAAACAATATTCGAGAATCGGGGGAATACGGTATGTTTATACGACCGTGAAGGGAAAATAATCTGAGCTTTACCATTAACAGAAATGCTTTCTCCATTAAGGAGGACAGAGGACATTCCTTCAATATCATATATCTTTCCTTCTTTGGGAAACACATGATTAATTCCATATCCTTTAGAGTGGAGGGAACGCGCTCTAATCTCTTTATGCTCGATATATAGTGAAGGTAGGCATACATTACTATTAACGTAAGACGCAACATAGGAAGCAGAGCCTCCCCTCGAAAGTTCACAACTTGTATTACCGTAGCTCCAACTCTCAAATACATACTGTGATATAACTTTGGCGACCTGTTCCGAGTTAAAGAATAATAGCAAATGCCAATGCGGACGATATGTCCGAGGGCCGTACTCTGAAACAGCGTAAAAACGTATTTCTTCATTATACTTAGTTTTAATATGAAATCGTAATCTTTTAAGAAATTTCTGACAATCAGAAGTATTGCAATAAGGGATAAGGTTGTCACAATCTTCAAACCGAGGATAAACAACACACTTATGAGAAAAATCGAAACGACCGTGAGATTTAACAATAATATCTCGATAATCAATAGAAGTCATAGAATGAGTAAATTCGAACTCTTCGTCATTAAGAATTATGTTATTACCACGATTGCCTTTCTTGTTACCAGAAACAACCATATTACGATTAACAGAACGAAATGTGTAATTAATTCGACCGTTACCAAGGTCATCCTCTTTAATCATTTCCATACGAGGAAGAAAATCTTCCGAATAAGAAAGTAAGACAAAATAACAATATTTAAAATTAGAAGCAATATTCATGGCAAGAGAGGTATCACGATTCGACTTATTTTTCAAACACGAATAACAATGGCCACAAGGAACATACAATACTTCGTGAGTGTACTTGTTATATACCTTAACAGGGTTAAGACAATCAGAACGAAGATACTTGTCTATGACTTCTTTACTAAGCATAATTATACATCTAGACCGTAAGTATCAATAGTATCAATCAACAACACAGAATCAGGAGTAAGATGTGTACTAATAAACGAATCAAGAGAAGATGAAGACACAACAAAAACCTTTCCTTGAGCATTTGAAGTCTTAGACTTAACAGATACAAGATACACACCTTCAGATTTAGGAGATATTTTCTTTTCCATAACAAAATAATTTTAACGGTTAATATTTATTTTAGTCGAATCCACAGAAGAAGAAGAAGACTGCTCAGTACTCTGAGTAGAATTGCTATTATATTTAGAAATAGACATAGAGGCAGTACAAGACTGAACGAACAGAGCCGTAATAAGGCCAATAATAAAAGTAGAAATCAACTTAACTACTTCAATCCACTGTTGAGCTGTAAATTTCATAACTCTGAATATTTAAAAGTTAAATTAACAATATAGTAACCAGATAATAAACCCTTAACAAGAGGATGTTTGGAAACAAAGTTCACAGCATGAAAAAGAGTAGAACCAGAAACAGAGTTCAAAGAAATAACAAGGGACTTCATAGGACTTACATCCTTGACAGCTTTAGGAGATAAAGTCACAACCACAGACGAAATATAACATGCCATAACAAAACAATTAAAGTGTAAATAAAAACAAAGGAAATAGCTTCATTTTCTCCTTGTGTGCCGCAAAACTAGAAAAACTTTTTATAACTACAAAATAAAGGACCCTTTTTTTTGAGAAAATACTGTCATTTATCTAATATAAGGCAAGAGAGGGGGAGTTTTCGGCGGAGATTAACCGAAAACCCTTTCGGGATAAATGAAATAGGCTTTCGCCAGTAAAATATAATTTAAGGGGTATATAGGGAAGAACGACAGTTGTTAATCCGGGAAGAAGTGTTTCAATGAAAAAGGATAAGGACGGAGCTGCGCCCACTCTACGAGCGTGGCGTGCGGCTCCGCCGATATCAAGGTGTTAGTCACTAAGGGACGCTACTCGCGTCCTGTTGCCTGAGAGCCGTTCAGGCCACGGAGGCCTACCGACTATCAATAACGATTGTAAGTCCTATTGCCGTACACATAAGTATTACGAGCGCCAGGCTTACGAAGATTACCTACGTTACCAACAGCATTTCCAACAGTACCAAGAGCATTAAGACCTTCAGACCAGTAACGCTTATCAAATTGCCACTTAGACATAAGAGCATCCATACGAGACTTCAATACAGAAGCCGGGACATAAGAGTCTTCGCCTTCAGAAAACGGAGAATTAATATCATAAGACGCAGCATATTCCGCATTAAGAGCCTTCATATAATTCTCAGAAGTTTGTTCTGCAATATTATTACTAATTTGCAAGCCGTTAGCTTCAGCTAACATAAGAATACGCTTAGTAATTTCAGATTTAGCTTGTTGGTATTTTAAATGACCGGAAGCCATAGAATCGTAATACTGAGATGCCATTAAGTCCAATTGAAGACGCTGACCTTCATCTAAATACTTATTAAGAACCGACTTACTCTTATTATCCAACAAAACTCCAATATGTTGAGCCTGAACCAAATTACCAGACCAACTTAGATTACGAAGATTTTGCCTATCAGTCTGAAACTGTAATCCAGCACGAGCAAGACCAGTCATTTGAGACCATTGTTTATACTCAGGGCCTAATTTCCACCAATCAATACCAGATAAAATACTATTTGCCTGGGCATCATAAAGAGACTTCTGACTCTGAAGAGATTGAACATTAGCATTTGTTTCCTTAGTCTGATTGGCAATCTGAAGAGCAGAAGACAAAGTATTACTAAGACCTGAAAAATCCTGACGCTGCATAGATAAAGGAGTAGATGCAGAAGCAGGAGAAGAAGAACCAACAGAGCTAGCAATACCGGAATTTCCTCCATTCATCATTAAATAAGGATTCAATCCAGCAGATTCAAGACGAGAACGCTGTGCAGATGCACTATTATACTCATTTTCACGATTCCACATATCTAACTGAAACTGTCGAGATTTCTCAGCTTCCGCAGCATTAAATTCATTATTCATCTGATTAATACGCATATTAGCGCGGTTAGTGCTATTCACACTAGCCGCATTACCAATAGCAGAAGCAACCTGACCAACAACAGGAACAAAGTCAAGAAAGCCCATAATTAAGTAGTTTGAGATTCAACAGATTGAGTTTCAGCAGAAGTTGCCTCTTCAGAAGCTTCTTTCTCAAGAACAATACGCTCAGCTTCCTGTTCAACAGTTTTAGCCTGTTCAGTCAAATATTCACTCCACGCAATCAGTTCAGAAGGAGACTGCAGATGCCGAGATTTGATAGTATCAAGGATTTGAGCATCGCTCATCTTATCCATGACCTCCTGAAGGGCTGAAGACTTAGGCTTTCTTAAATCAATCATAGATTGAACAAAATTCTGTCCATATTTATTAGCCATATCAGCAGCATGAAGAAGCATAGATACATCAGAACGAATACGAACTGGAACATCAGGGTCGTCAAGTTCTCCGCAATACTCAAAACGAAACCGTTCAGTAGGAAGTTCCTCAACAACAATATCAGGTTCAGAAGACGCACAAATAGGACAAATTTGAACTTCACGAACAGAATCAAAAAACCTATAACCAGGTCCGAATTTTTTAAAAGTATTATTTTCCTTCATAACAAAACAATTTTAAATTAATAAGGAACTCCGTCAGCAGACAAGGGGCGAGTAACATAACAACCAACATTAGCATTAACTAACAACTGGTCAGTATTCCAAACAGAGTCAACCTTAACGGCAAAAATATCATCAAGAGTATTCGGATTCACTTTAAAAAAAGGCCATGTAACACCTTTATATGTTGTAAGACTTCCTCCAAATAAAGAATACAAGAAAGAATCATCAATAGGAGAAACCCAGTCTTTAAGAGTTGTAGTAAATGCGCCATGAATACGGTCAATCTTAGTTTTCCAATTATAATATCTAGGATTATAACCGAGAATTTTATCAGCAGAATTCACATTAGAATACAAAGAAGAATTCATTAACTCAACAGCTGGGACAGACTCCATACCGATATTATCAAATTCCGGGATAGGAAGGTCTTCAACAGAAGTAGCAAGATGTTGACCGTCAGGAGAACTCAACGCATAATCCAAAAGAGGAACAGCGTGATAAATACACATAATTATATAATAACCAGAACCAGTGTTAAAAGACATAGAGCCTTGACCTGAACCAACACCCTTACCATATATATAGGCCTGAGAATCTGCACCAGAGGGCAAAAACTGATTAACAACCTCGGAAATATCAAGATTACGAGCAATACCTCCAATATACTTAGCCATATGAGACTCAGATTGAGGAACATTTACTCCAAAATGCGCCTTAATTTGGTCTCTATAATCTGTATCTACGGACTGAGTAATTTCCTTCCATTTTTGAAGAGCTTCAGCCTGACGAAGAGCCAAAACAGAGAACTTCAAAGAAAGACTAGAGGATTCTCCTAATACAGCCCAAAGATTAGCTTTTTCACGCACATTAATAGAATCAGAATCACGAGGATAGATAGGAGTAGATTTTGAGGTACTGGAAGAACCGGTATTTACAGATGCAGTTTGAGTTTGCATTTGATGAAAAGAACCGGAATCATTAACTCCGTCATACGCACCAACCGGAATTTTCGAACCTGAAACAGACATAGTTCCAAGGTCTACGGCAGCCAAATCACCAAATTGAGAATTCGGAAGAACTCCCATGAATTTATCCTTATTCCAATTAGAATAACGAAGAGAAAACAAATTATCCCGCTTCCAATAGTCATTAGAGGACGGAATAGAAGAAGAAAGACCTGAAGCACCAAAGAGATTACCAGTACCAGCATACCAATCAAAATTATAGGAAGTAGGATCAGCGTTTTCCCATTGAGACCAACGGAAAAAATCTTGATAAATCTTTTGATAAGCAGCAAGGGGGAAAAGGTTAACAGATAAATTCACATTATATTTCTGGGAATAACGTTTAAGGTCGAGCTCAGAAGGTGCGGCAGAACCATTCCACCAACGATTAGTAGTAGTTCCAATATTGGGGGAAGATTTCTGAATAAGATTACCATAATCAAGCATCGAAAGCAATTTATGATTAACATCACCTCTATTATACCCAAAGATATTTTCAAAACCAGATACAACGGATACTTTAGGAC